CCTAAAATTGTTTAATGTTACACATACCATTTAAGGAGATATAAACCATGGTTATGTCACGCGCCCAGATTACCAAGCAGCTTATTCCAGGGCTGCATGAAATCATCGGCTTGAACTATAAACGTGTCGATAATGACCACAAAGTCATTTTCGATGAATACCGCTCTACCCGTTCCTTTGAAGAAGAAGTTGTTATGTCTGGTCTGGGTGAAGCCCCGATTCAGTCTGAAGGTACAGGCGTAGCGTTTGACGATGCTCAAGAAGCATGGGTACAACGTTATGTACACAACAAGATCGGCTTGGCCTTTGCTGTTACAGAAGAGGCTATGGAAGACAACTTGTATGACACCTTTGCCCGTATTCGTGCGGAAGCTCTGGGTCGTTCGATGGCGTCTACCAAGCAGCAGATCGCGGCTGACGTACTGAACTTCGGCTTCAACAGCACTGTAGCTCCTATGGGCGACGGGCAAGCTCTGTTCTCGAACGCTCACCCACTGGTTGGTGGTGGTGTTCTGAACAACACAACTAACACGGACTTGTCTGAAACAGCTCTGGAAAACGCAGTTATTGCTATCGGTTCCTATGTTGACGACCGTAATATCTTGATTAATGCGATGCCTATGTCTCTGCATATTCCAAAAGAACTGCAGTTCACAGCATTCAAGATCCTGCGCTCCGATCTGTCCACAACGACTGCGACTAACTCCACAACCGGTGTTACCAACGTCAATGATACAAACGCTCTACGTGCTGGTGGTTACTTCCCGAAAGGCTGCCACATGAACTTGCGTTTTACAGATCCAGACGCTTGGTTCATCAAGACAGACGTTCCAAACGGCTTCAAGCACTTTATCCGTACAGGTCTGGCAGTCCAAGAGGACGGCGACTTTACAACGGGTAACCTGCGTATTAAAGCTAAAGAACGTTATTCGTTCGGTGTTACCGACTATCGTGCAGGCTACGGTTCTGCTGGTCAGTAATACTTTCCTACTCCGCCGACTGGAAGGGGCCCTTAAAAAGGCCCCTTTCTTTTTGGGGTAAAGTATGGTATAATTGATAGATATTTAATTGAAGGTGGATAATGCCTAGCGGTACGACTAATTTTTCTCTGGACATTGACGATCTAATTGCCCGCGCCCTAGATAAGGTGGGGGGTGAGGTGACTTCTGGTATTGACCTTCGTAAGGCCAGAACAGCACTGAACCTCCTCCTTATTGATCTTGCTAATAGAAGTGTTCCTCTGGCTAAGATCGAGAATCGCAGCTTCCCTCTGCAGGCTGGAGTTAAAACCTACACCCTCCCTTCTGATGTGAACGATATCCTGTCTGTCGTAGTTACAAGAAACGACATTGATATCCCGGTTACACGTCTCGGTATTGCTGAATACCACAAGATTTCAAACAAAGACATGCGTGGTCTTCCTACTCAGTTTATGCTGGATAGGCAGCGCACTGCCGCTACAATGACCTTCTACCTTAATCCCGACCTAGACACTGATGTGATTAACTATTGGAGCTATACACGTATTCAGGACGCAGGTGCATACACAGACACCCCGGATATGTCCTTTAGATATGTTCCAGCTTTGGTGTTTGGTTTGGCGTATTTCTGCTCCTTCGATAGAGATGGGTTTGATCCAGGTAAACGCCAAGAAATCCTTAATATGTATGAAGGCCTTTTGGCTAACGCTGCTACAGAAGATCGGGAAAGAGTATCTTACCAAGTTACTCCGTTCAACTATAGGGGGCGTTAATGGGATTTGCTGTTGGTAAGTGGGCAGATTCTCTTTGTCAACGATGTGGGTTTCGGTTTAAGTACCGTGAGATCTCGATGGAGCCGGGCACCAAATTAAGAGTTTGCCCAGATTGTAACGATGGTAGATGGAGCTTAGTGGATCACCCACAGAACCATCCTCCTAAAAAGCTTATTGATAATATTGGGCTTAAAAACCCAGTTCCTAAGAAAACGCTGATTACAGATGAATATCTGATGGCGGAAGAACAACCTAAAGGGACTATAGTAGACTATATCTCCCTATTTCTACTAACGCCTTAATGGAGACTATAAATGGCAGTTACAATTCAAAACTACAACCAGTTTCTGGAAATCTTGGGTGATGGAACCCTAGATATGGACACTCATTCGTTTAAGCTTGCGTTGATGACGTCGGGCTTTACTTTTACACCTACACACACCTTGTGGGCTCAAGTCTCAGCTACGAACTACTGGAGGCCTTACACTTACTGGTGTTACTTGGAATCAGACATCTGGCACAGTCGTATTTGATTTTGACGACGCAGAATGGACCGCTACAGGTGCTGGAATGAATGGTGTTACAAATATGGTACTTTATGATGATACCGCTGCAGGGGACCCGTTAATGTTCGCCCTGGATCTTGGTGGGTCGTTTAATGCTGTCGATGGTGCACGCTTCGTTCTTCAGTTGCCTGTAGGCGGCTTCTTTGATATCGCACCAGCACCTTAATATTTAGGAGTTATACTGTGACTCAACAGACTCGATCTAACTTTATTTCTACAGTTGCTTCTACTCTTACTGACGGTGGAGCTAACACTGCTGCTGAAGTAAGAACGATCTTGGGGAACGACATTGATTCCTGCTTGGTTATTCTTACAGATACTTCAGATGTGATTACCGAGGGATCTACAAACCTATTCCTCACAAGTGCTGAGAGAACTAAACTTTCAAACACATCAGGTACTAACACTGGGGATCAGACTACTATTACGGGTAATGCTGGTACTGCTACTGCTTTGCAGACGGCCCGCACTATTGGTGGTGTATCTTTTGATGGTACAGCTAACATTGTTCCTCAGACAATCCAAATGGTTAACGATGCAGCAGATACAACCTGCTTCATTATGTTTGGTAATGCTTCAGGTACAGTATCTCAGCAGCCTAAGACCAATACAACTCTTACCTTCAATGCTTCTACAGGTATCTTAGCTGCAACAGGTTTCTCAGGCCCGCTTACTGGCAATGCCTCCACTGCTACAGCTCTGGCTACATCAAGAAATATCGGTGGGGTTGCCTTCAATGGTACCGCCGATATCGTTCCTACAACTATCGTAGTAGCTGATACAACCTCTGCGACATGTTTCGTTGGCCTATGGGAGGCTGCTACAGGCTCGCTGCTGCCTAAGTCTGATGCTGGGCTCACGTATAACGCTTCTACAGGTATACTGACCTCTACGGGCTTCTCTGGGCCTTTAACTGGTAACGTAACAGGAAATGTTTCAGGTTCCTCAGGTTCAACAACAGGTAACGCTGCAACTGCTACTGTACTACAAACTGGTAGAACCATTAATGGAGTTTTATTTAATGGTTCAGCTAATATTGACGTACCTGTATTAGCCGCAGATATTGTTACTATTAGGCAAATCCCTCAGAACTCTCAATCTGCTGCTTATACCTTGGTTCTTACAGATGCAGGAAAGCATATTCTTCATCCTTCTGCGGATACAACCGCAAGAACATTTACAATCCCTGCTAATGGTTCAGTAGCGTTCCCAATTGGAACTGCAATCACCTTTGTTAATCAAAACGCAGCAGGAGTCATTACTATCGCGATTACAACAGATACTATGCGTTTAGCTGGAGCAGGTACTACAGGTAGTAGAACACTTGCAGCTAATGGAATAGCTACTGCATTAAAGATCACCAGCACTGAATGGATTATTTCAGGAGTAGGGTTAACGTAATGTCAATTCAACAATTATTATTAAGTATTAGACCACTGCCTGAGGTTAAAAAAATATTTTTAACAACTACTGGTGCAAATAATTGGATTGTACCAGATGACTGGAATTCCAACAATAACACTATAGAAGTTATTGCTGGTGGAGCTTCTGGCGCAGCGGCTGGAGCAACAAATTATGCCGGATCTGGCACTGGTGGTGGGTACTCTAAAATTGTTAACCAAACACTAACTCCAAGTAGCTCAATACCTTATTATGTTGGTGCTGGAGGAGCATCCGTCACTACTACTGGCTCAGGCGTGGAAGGTAATCCCGGTCAAGACACATATTATGGACATGCTAGCTACAACTCTGCTTAAGTTGGGGCTAAGG